AGATTTCCAATGACTTTAAAAGTTACTTACAAGTATCGCGGCATCGCTTACACAAAAACAAAAACTATTTAATTAAAATGAAAACAATTGCACTTGCTCTCGCAGCCACCACTTTAGCGTCTGCACCTGCATCCGCTGGAGTATATGTCAACACAGAATTGAACCAAGGTTACACAGGTTCAGACTACTTTGGTAGAGCTATAGACTTCCACGTTGGTGTCGAAGGAGGCGAAGGTAAAACTGCTTTCTACGTACAAGGTGGACCAACAGTTATAGCTGCTGAAGGTGTTGATGGTTCTGAGACTGAACTCTCTGGTAAGGCTGGAGTTAACTATAACGCAACCGACAAGGTAGCTTTCTATGGTGAGTTCTCTGGTGTTACTGCTGGCGACTTCGATAATGTTTACAACGTTAAAGCTGGAGCTAAGTATAGTTTCTAATGTCACATCAATCAGATTGCGAAGGAGATAAGGCTCACATCACCCACTTAACACCTGAGCCTGAGTTCTCTAAATCAGGAATACCTCTACACATGATGTCACCACTACAGATTGAGGAAGAGATTCCTGCGAGTGATATGCCTGAAAGATAGACACCTCCGTGTCTTTCTTGCGAGCTTAGTTTAGCGGTAAAACTCTAGCCTTCCAAGCTAGGTTCATCGGTTCGATTCCGATAGCTCGCTTTTGGCTTTTGGCCTGTTACGACAGATACCCATTAGCCGTCTAGACGGTGGGAAAGACCACAAAACTTGAATTTTAAATTGTGCACGATGATGATTTATACCCTTAGTAAAATTAAACCATAGATAAATGGCACATCAAAATGCCTCTGGAACCTCTACTTCGTTAACCCGTCAGGGCCAAGCGAATAGTACAGGTGACGTCAGAGCGTTATATCTCAAACTGTTTTCAGGTGAGATGTTCAAAGGATTCCAGCACAACACAATTGCTAGGGATCTTCTCATGAAGAGAACTTTAAAGAACGGCAAATCATTGCAGTTCATCTACACGGGTCGCACCACAAGTGAATTTCACACGCCAGGAAAACCAATTCTAGGTAACAGTGATGGCGCACCACCAGTAGCAGAGAAGACCATCACAGTTGATGACCTTCTTATCAGTTCAGCTTTCCTTTACGAGTTAGACGAAGTTCTGGCTCATTATGATTTGAGGTCAGAGATCTCTCGTAAGATTGGATATGCTCTAGCTGAGAAATATGACAGACTCGCTTTCAGAGCTGTTACACGTGGAGCACGTAAAGCATCCCCTATCACTAAGACCAACTTTGTTGAGCCAGGTGGTACTCAGATTCGTGTTGGTGCAACAACCAATGACTCTGATGCTTATGTTCCTAACAACCTAATCAATGCGTTCTATGACGCTGCAGCTGCACTCGATGAAAAAGGAGTCAGTTCTGATGGGAGAGTAGCCGTACTTAACCCACGTCAAATGTATGAATTGATCCAACAGGTTGGAGATTCAGGTCTAGTTAACAGAGATTCACAAGGTTCAGCCAGACAGTCTGGTACAGGAATTGTGGAGATCGCTGGTATCAAGATCTACAAGTCAATGAACATTCCGTTCCTTGGCAAATATGGTACTGCTTACGGTGGTACAACTGGCGTTACTGCTCCTACTAATGTAGGTAGTTTCGTTGGTCCAACATTAGATAATGATGTTGCAGACACAGATACAGGTATTAATAACGACTACGGTACAGCCGCTGAAGTAGGGTCTAAGTCTTGTGGACTTATATTCCAACGTGAAGCTGCAGGTATTGTTGAAGCTATTGGACCTCAAGTACAAGTAACCAAGGGAGATGTATCGGTCATTTACCAGGGAGATGTCATTTTGGGACGCCTCGCCTGTGGAGCCGATTATGTTAATCCAGCGGCTGCTGTTGAACTTTATGTTGGTGCTTCTGCGCCTTCTGCATGGGGTTAAACCTACACCTAAAGGGAGTCATTACGGCTCCCTTTTTTTTATTTATATAACTTAATTATGGCTTTCCCTACCACTAATGCTGCTACAGAATTACCTGCAATAAATCAAATCCTAATGGCTTGTGGTCAGGCTCCAGTCACCACTTTGGATGAAACCAACCCAGACGTTGCGATTGCTTATCAAACACTTATAGAAGTTAGTAGAGAAGTTCAAAGTGAAGGATGGACCTTTAACAAGGAAGCGCATTATGAGATGACACCAAATACAGATAATGAAATAATAATACCTACAAATGTTTTACAGATAGACCTTACCCAAGCTACTGCAGGGGATAGACATGTGGTAAGGAGAAATGGAAAACTGTATGACAAAGAACACCATACAGATAAATGGACAGATGGATCTATAGAAGTTGATATTCTTTGGTTCTTTGACTGGGTAGATCTACCACGTCCAATACAAGACTACATAACCACCAGAGCTGCTACTGTTACATCCAGTCGGATAGTAGGAGACCAGACTCAATACCAAATCCTCCAACAAAAAGAGGCATACATGAGAGCTATGGCTCTTGAGTATGAAACAACCCAAGGTGATTACTCATTCTTTGGACACCCTGACGGAGCACACCCTTATGTCAGTTATCAACCATACAAAGCACTTAGTAGATAATGGCAGCCGTAACACAACGTATAGAAAACTATCTTAGTGGTGTATCAAAGCAACCAGATAGTAAGAAGCTCCCAGGTCAGGTCAGAGAGTGTATCAATGGTCTAGCTGACGTGACGTTAGGTATGACTAAGAGACCTGGGTTTAAGTTTATTTCAAAGTTAAAGACAACAGCTGGAGCTGACTTCACTGGTACTCAATTAGATGGTGCTAAATGGTTCTACATACACAGAGGTGTGAATAAGTATGTGGGATGTATTACTCCTAAATCAGGGAGTACAAATGGTTCTATCTACATATGGAATGCTGACACAGGAGTTGCATGTACAGTTACTAACGGTTCTCAACATGCCTATCTGACAGGTACAAAAGGTAACTATGATGTTCTATCGGTACAAGCTACAACAGTCATATGTAATAACTTAATCGAGGTAACTACTCAACCTGTGCCTACGTTCGTAGCTCAAAGTAGAGGAACACTTCTCTTAAGTGGCAAGATAGAACAGATGCAAGGTGAGACCTTTTCAGTCACTGTAGCTGGCAATACAACAGCTTCATATACTGCACCTACAGATGCTGATTTTGATCAAATATTAGATGATTTAGAAATTAAGATTAATGCCTTAAGTATCAGTGGTTTGACAGTAACCAAGCATGGTACATCTTTACAACTTGATAGAGTTGTAAGTTCTACTAGAACTGCTTTTACACTTACAGCTAAAGGTGGTGATGATAATGAAAGATTAGTAACATTCCAAGATTGGGCTTCTAACTCGTCATGGCTACCACCTAACTCATTCCATAATCATATTGTTACTATTGTTAACTCAGTAGGTACTGATGCTGATAATTATTATGCGAAGTTTGTAGCAGATAATCAAGCTGCAGGTAGTGGTTATTGGAAAGAATCTATAGCTCCAGATGTATCTCCAGGATTAACAGATTCTACAATGCCTTATAGGCTGAGAAATAATGCTGTCAATCAATTTGTCTTTGAGGTTATCCCTTGGGATGATCGTATAGCTGGTGATGATATTACAAATAAGCATCCTAGCTTTGTAGGTAAGACTATACAGAAAGCTTTTTATCATGACGATAGGCTTGGATTTTTATCAGAAGATAATATGATCCTTAGCGCAGCTAAAGCACCTTTCAATTTCTATGGAGTTTCAGCTAGAACATTAACTCCTGGTGATCCAGTAGATGTTAACTGTGCATCTCTAAGACCTACTAACTTGTTTGCAGTTTTACCAGCTAGACAAGGTTTAGCATTATTTAGTAAGACTCAACAGTTCTTAGCTTATGCAGATGATGGACCATTAACACCAATATCTACAAAGGTTAGACCAATATCAAATATGGAGATGAGCGATGATGTCTCTCCTATAGATGTTGGTACTCATATGAACTTCATTAGTAAAACTCCTAACTTTGTTAGGGTGTTTGGTATGACAACTAGAGGTTTAGAAGAGAACCCAGACATTGTAGATATTGGTAGAACTGTTAACGAGTGGATAACTATTGATGTAGATGCACTTGTGGCAAGCATCCAGAATGAATTTATATGCATGTCTAGCCAAGCTAGTGATGAGATCTTTTTTTATAAGACTTATAAAGAGGGTGATCAGTTAGCTATGGAATCTTGGTTTAAGTGGAAACTCCCTGGAACCATACAGCATATGGCTGTTGATCAGGATGATATGTACACAGTTACTAAGCAAGGTAGTCAATACATCTTGTCTGATGCAAACCTAACTCAAAGCCCAGAGGCAGCTATCATTACCAATGCACAGGGTCAGAAGATTAACCCTTGTATTGACTTCTATACAGCTGCTAGTAATGGTTTAACAGGCTCTAATTTAAAGACAGTTGTTTACGATGCAGCTAACCTCAGATCTAAGTGCTATATACCATTTGCTCATTTAACTGATAGGAAGAATATCGTCTTAGTAGCTGGTACAACTGCAGCTGGTACATTCAATAACTCTGGATATACAGTTACTGCTGAGGTAGGTACAGATGCTGCTGGCACATTCTTTATAGTTGAAGGTTTAGATTTATCAAGCAACGCTGCTAATGTCTATGTTGGATATGCGTATAACTTTGATATTACTCTTCCACAGATTTATTACCAACTAGATGATCAAGGTAGAACTAAAGACTTTACAGCTAGTTTGACAATATCAAGAGTTAAATTCGATTCAGGTTTATCTGGTCTACTGAGTTTTAAGCTAAACGCTGTTGGTAGGTTTGCAGGTAAACGGGAATACATAGGAGACGGCTCTACAACAGACTTTAACTGGGTAGCTGGAGACCTAAATCCAATTGATAGAGATCAAGTTAAAGTAAAGGTAAATAATGTAGCTAATACAAGCTTTACATTTCTAAATGATACTACAATTAGATTTAACTCAGCACCTGCAATAGGTGATGCAATACTTATCTACCTAGACGAATGGTATGAACTAGCACCATCACAGATGGCTAACGAATACCTAGCTGATGACGTACCACTAGATGAATCAAGAGTCGTAACAATACCAATACACCAACGTAGTAAAAACTTTAGCTTACGAGTCTTTAATGACTCACCATTTCCCGTCTCTCTCAACTCGATGATGTGGGAAGGAAACTACTCACCGAGATTTTATAGGAGGACTTAAATATGGATCAATTTAATATGAGT